ATCTGTGACCCACCCGATGAGGGGTTGGCTTGCTACCGGAGTAAGTGGTGGCACGCTGGTCAGCGCTGCTGACATAGGCAAGATCCGATCCAACATGCCGAACCCTGTTGGCCAGGTGAGGATCATCGGGGTCACCGCCACCCTGGGGGCGGCGTGGTTCAACTCACCCACACTTCAGGCTACCGGCTCTTCTACTTCTTCGTTTATCCACCAGGTTCCTGCGACTATCGCAGCAGGTTCGTTGACCTTGCTGCCCGGCGAAAGCACCGTTCTGAGAACCGAACTCGGTAGCGTCAACACGCTGTGGAACCTGTCCATCGCATGGTCTGAACTTTAAGGCAAGGAGGCCAAGTGGCTGTTACTTTCGATCAGCTCATCAGCCGAGTGAAGCAGCAACTGCTTGGCTACACCCGAGACCAGGCGTCGATCTCGTATCTCATCGCACCGATGACCGACACCGACGTCCAGTTCATGGTCGACCCTGAGACTGTCACCAACCTGTCCCGAGGTCTGGTTGAGATCGACGACGAACTCATCCTGGTCAAGGGATTCGACCGTGCTACAGGCACGGTCACCGTGTTCGGCGGGAACAGCGGTACCGGGCGGGGAGTGGAAGGGACCACGGCTGCGGCCCACGGTCTCGACACCCTGATCACCGACGACCCGATGTACCCCCGAGCCCGCATCAAGGAAGCGATCAACGACACGATCAACGGAACCTACCCGGACCTCTGGGTGCTGGGTGAGCACGAGTTCCCGAAGATCGCTGCCCGCTACGAGTATCCGATGCCGGACGCTGCTGAAGATGTGCTGAAGGTTGTGGTCAACACCATCGGACCTTCGGCCGTCTGGTTCCCTCTGTCGTCTTGGAGGTTCAACCCTCTGGCGTCTACCACGCCGGGGCAGGTGAAGCCTACCCCGACTCCGACCGGCAAGACGATCCAGATCATGCGAGACTTCATCGTTCCGGGCCGTAACATCCGTGTGACCTACACCAAGAAGCCGAACGTTCTCGTCAACGACAACGACGACTTCGAGCTGACCACCGGATACCCCGAGCGGTACGTAGATATGATCATGTACGGCGCCTGCTGGCGCCTGCTCCCTGCCTACGAGTCTGCACGACTCCAGCAGCAGGCGATAGAGGCTACCGAGAGGGCACCGCTGGTGCCTACAGGGGCCGGAAGTAACGCGTCTAAGTACTACATGGCTCTGTACCAAGAGAGGCTGTCAGAAGAGCGCCTGCGGCTTCAGCGTCTGTACGAGTCCTACCAGACCTACAACGGATGAGGTGCTAAATGCCCAACGCTCGCTTCTATTCTTCGATCGCTGCGGTCACCAACCTCCAGGTGACCGCTAACCCGAGCGACACGTCGATCCAGGTGGCCAGTTCGTCCGGCTTCCCTGGGTCGTTCCCGTTCACGCTGTCTCTTGACTACGGCTCTGCGAACGAGGAGCTGGTGGACGTCACCTCTGGCGGTCCGAACATCTTCACGGTGACGCGTGCCGTTGACGGCACGTCTGCTAGCTCTCACAATGCGGGCGCTGTGGTGAGACACGTCTCCTCCGCTCGGGACTTCACCGATCTTCAGACTCACATCGCTGCAACCTCTGATGTTCACGGTGTCACCGGCGATCTGGTTGGCACCACGATGGTCCAGACGCTGACCAACAAGACGCTGACCGCACCCACGATCAACAACCCGACCGTGGCCGGTACCGTCCAGGGTTCGTTCACGTTCGACGATGCGATCACGTTCACCACCGGACTGACATCGAACTCCAGTATCCTGGTGGAGCGTGCGCTGGCTACCGATAACGCCTACCGTGCCAGGGTGACCGGCGACACGAACTCCAGGTTCGTGGTCGACGCCGACGGAGATCTCTCCTGGGGCCCTGGTAACGCTACGATGGACACCAACCTCTATCGGGCTGGCGCCAACGTGCTGGCTACTGATGATGCCCTGCTTGTGCAGTCCGGGATTACCGCCACCCGCGCCAGCTCTACGCTCAGCACGGTAGCCAGCTCCGTGGCTGGCGATGCGTTCGTCCGGTTCTTCACCAGGGCTGACGGTCGACTGGCTTGGGGTTCTGGTGCTGGCGCTGCCGACGTCTCGATAGAGCGTACCGGTGTAGGTGCACTGACCGTGAACGGCAACCTTACTGCTACCAACCTGACAGCTACCGACGTCACCGCTACAGACGACTTCATCGGTGGCGACATCCTGCTCTCCGGCCAGAACATCCAGACCTACACGCCGACCGTCAACGGTGGCGGCGCCGTCACCTGGACTACGCGAACTGGCTGGTGGTGGGAGCTGGGTGAGATGGTGTTCTTCACCGCTTACCTTGTGGTCAACACCGCTGGCACCGGAGGCAGCATCGTTCAGGTGAATGCGCCTACCGACATCTACCGTGGCACCCGCCAGGTGGTGGGGATGAGCGTGGAGAACGGTGGCCTCAACGGTCACAGCCACGCTGTGGCATTCACCGGCTCGGTTGGTGCTACATGGGATCGTCTCCGCTCGTACGACGGACAGAACATCGTCGGCTCGGATCTGCTGGCCGGAGCCCTGATCACCGTTCAGGGTTGGTACAGGAAGGTGTGATGCTCTATGGACATCGTCCACCACATTCCCTTCCAGATCTCCAACTTCCTGCCGGGTACTCCGAACAGCGGAGGGTATGCCCTAGCCAACTACCGGTTCGATTACGCGCTGGGTGGGATCCCCTTCCTCTCCGCTACTCGGGACCAATGGCCGTACACCGAAGGTATGGCCGAGATCAGGAAGCAGCAGTTCGACAACTCCGCCGAACCGGGTGAGCAGTCCATCTATGGATGGTGGCTGCGATCGCAGAACTCGTGGACTACTGGCTCCGGGCTCCTGTACCAGGACCCGGACATCGGTAACCCTACGGCTGCTGTGGCTGATAGGTATGACACCTCGCTCGGCCTCGACCCGTGGACTCCTGGACAGCTCACGCTTCTGCGTGAGCCGGACAACAGGTACACGCTGACCGACACCACCACCCAGGTCCGGGGGTACGTTGACCCTTCCGGAAACGACGCCCTTTTCCTACTGGACGGAAACAACCTCTGGAAGGTTGTCGAAGCCAGCCGTACCGCTATCACCACAGGATCTGCTGGTAACGCGTTCGCCATCGCGAACGCTGGTACCCGCTGGTTCCTGCTGGCTGATGATGGTATCTGGACCGGTGTGGATACCGGAGCGGGGACGAAGATCTGGAACGCTCCTGCGAGCGTCACCACCGGGTTCATCGAGGTGTGCAAGCAGCGGCTGATCGCAGGCTGGGACAACGAGCTGTACGCGCTCAGCATGACCGGCGCCGGTGGTCCTGCTCTGCCGACTGCGTGGACCGGCGGCGTTGGCCTGGTGCTGGCACACCCTGACACCACATGGATCTGGTCGTCCGCCACGGAAGGCCCGAGCGCGATCTACGCGTCGGGCTACAACGGTACCGACTCTGCGATCTACAAGTTCCAAGCCGACCTCAGCAACTCTACCGAGATCTTCACTCCGATCATCTCGGCTACCATGCCGAGAGGCGAGAGTGTCCGCACGATCTACGCCTACGTTGGCACGTTCGTCGGTATCGCTACCTCGAAGGGGTTCAGGGTTGGCGAACTGGACGGACAGGGCGATGTGAACTACGGCCCTCTCCTCTTCTCCCCCGCCGGTGGATGCCAGTCCATCACCGGGTTCGACAGGTTTATGTACGTGGGGTCTACAGACGCCCACGATGGCGACACAGGGACTTTCAGAGTGGACCTGGGTACCTCCTTCCAGGAAGTCTCCGGAGGCGCTCTGAGGTACGCCTTCGCCCGTGACATCTATGCCACCGACGTGACTGGCACTGTCCAGTCTGTCACTATGTTCGGGGCGAGCGACAGGCTCGCCTTCACCGTCAGCAATAACTCTGTGTGGGTGCAAGATGCAAGTACGCTCTACCCGTCTGGATACCTCCAGACTGGACGTATTAGGTTCAACACCGAAGAGCCCAAGCTCTACAAGTTCATGTCTATCTCGACGCCGGATCCTCTCGCAGGTAACCTCGGACTCTCGATCATCGACATCGAGGGAACCGAGTGGCCTAGCCTAACCTACACGCCAGCCCTTAATCCCGGCACGGGAGATGTCACCATCTCCCAGCCGTCAGGCAGGCAGAAGTGGATCAAGCTCAAGTTCACCCTGTTCAGGGGGTCCGACACGTCGACAGGAGCCATCCTCAACGGATGGCAGGTGAAGGCTTTGCCTGGCTCTATCCGTCAGCGGATGATCAGCCATACTTTCCTCCTGTTCGATGAGGAGATGGACAAGGGCGGTCAGCGCGTGGGCACCGACGACTACGCACGTTCCAGGTTCGACGCTTTCAAGAGTCTAGCCAGGGCCGGAGACGTGGTGGTGTTCCAGGAGCTGTACGATGACACTTCTGTACTCGTCGTGATCGACGACTGGAAGCTCACTCAGCTAGCTCCTCCGGGCCCAGGTGGCTCAACTCTCGGCGGCTACCTGACTGTGGTCCTTAGGACTGTGGCCGAGTCTGTTTAAGGGGTGGGGATGGACGCTGACGCGATCATCACGATACTGACAGGGGCCGCCGGTGTGACCGGCGGCTTCTTTGGGGGCAAGAAGCTAGGCAACAACCAGGCTCAGCAGACTGCGGTGTCAACCGTAGAGCTGTTGCAGGTGGCTGTAGCAGAGCTAGAACGACAGGGTCGCATAAAGGATGAGAAGCTGGCCGACCTGCAAGGCAGGATCGGCGTGCTCGAAGACATGGTGACCCAGCGGGCGGAGGTGGCGGCCGTTCACGAAGAGGTGAAGGGCGTAAGGACCATCGTCGAGCGGATTGCTGATAAGGTGGACGCATGACAGACCACCTGAGCCACGACATACCGGACACGGTTCCATCGTGGTACAAGCAGCAGCCGTTGAGTCCGCACCAGGTGTACGACGCTGACACTATCCGGGATATTCAGCGCACACTGTCGGTACCCGAGACTGGCGTGATGGACGAGAACACCGTCAACCACCTCAAGGGCCTACAGTATGCACTGGGCATACCGGCTACTGGCACTGTCACACTGGAGACAGCGCAGGCGATACAACGCCTGCGTGACCGCTACGGCACAGCGTAAGCTGTGCCTTCTTGGGCTAGCCTTCGGCGACGCCCTACCAGACCAGCACCTGACTGTCGTCGAGCACCTTGAAGTGCACGACGTTCAACTGAGCGTCGTCGATGTAGTCGACCAGCTCCTGAACCAACGCCGCTTGAGTGCGAGCACGGTAGGACTGGAAGCGAGCTAGACCGATGACGAGGGGCGGCTCGCCTGTGAGCGTCCGCCCTCTGCCTATGATTTCTCGGGTCTCCTGAACTCCATCCTCCCGGATGGACTCGATGACCCTCAGCAAAATATCTTCGAGCAAGGGGATCACATGCCTTCGTACAGCAAGTCGGGAGCCGGGGCTAGGACCCCGGCTACTAGGAAGTTCTCTAAGGGTTCCTCTGTTGCCCCTCGGGCAGGCAGAGGTAACGCGTTGCCCAGCCGGGCAGCGAAGCCTATCAAGGGGAGAGTGAAGAAGAAGTGAGTGAGTCCACTAAGGACGTACTGGAGCGGACAGCAGCTACGTTTGCTGTCGCGTTCCTCGCGGTGTTCAGCGTCGCCGACCTGAGCACAGCCAAGGATGCTGTGATCGCTGGCGGGGCTGCGGCCCTCACGCTGGTCAAGGCTAGCCTGGTCAACTTCCTCGGTCGGAAGTAAGCAAGAAGAAAGCGGGGCCCTTCGGGGCCCCGCCTTTTTTTGTGTCTAGCCTCAGCCGGTCGGGTCGTCCCGCCACTCGTTGTACAGGAACGCCTCGTTGTCCCGAGCCTGGTCGGCGTTGGTGTACGCCTCGTTCAGGGCCTGCTCGGTGCTGCCACCCTGAACGTCGGTCACCCGCATCTCGGCCTGACGGCCAGCCTCACGGGCATCCTGCCATGCGTCGTACTTCTTGCCCATCAGAAAGCCTCCAGCCGCTTGAAGAGAGTGATCTGACCCTGCGTGTTGAGCGGGAAGTCGCTCTTGCCTCGCCGGGTGTTACCACCCAGCTCCTGGTACAGATTGAAGATGACCTTGTCATCCACGCTGTTGCCCACGACCCTCGCCAGGGCCGCCAGGAGGACGTCCACCTCGAACTGACTCTCCAGTGTGATCTGAACCGGCTTGAACTTCGGTTCGGTCTCTACGACCTGCATGCTCGTGCTCCTCTATTCGAAAGGAGAGGGCCCCCGAAGGGGCCCTCGTTACTCGGACGTGCCTCACAGCCCCAGAAGTTCGTCCAGGGTGGACGGAAGGGA